TTATTTGACGTAAGATACCAATTAAGATTAAATGACCTTTATGATTTTTCTTCAACATCAATTATTAACTATGATGTTGTATTAAGACATTTAGATTTTTTAGACCACATATTGGTTGGTGAAAAACCAATACGATTTAATCAACACGATAATAGACTTTACATAGACCAAGATTGGAAAAATGATTTACAAGTTGGTGAATATCTTGTGATAGAGTGTTATCGAAAATTAGATCCAACAGTTTATACAGATGTTTACAATGACATTTATTTAAAAAGATATGTGACTGCTTTGTTTAAAAAACAATGGGGTGCAAACTTATCAAAATTTAATGGCGTAACAATGATTGGTAATGTTACACTGAATGGAGCTCAAATATTCCAAGAAGCTTTACAAGACATTGAAAAACTAGAACAAGAAATAAGAAGTTCATACGAATTAAACCCTGCAATGATGATAGGATAATGCCATGGCAGTTAACCATTATTTTCAAGGTGGCAATGGTATTGGAAACGATAGTGAAAAAAGATTACACGAAAACCTTATCATTGAGGGATTAAAAATCTATGGACACGATTGTTACTATCTTCCAAGAACATTAGTAAATAGAGATTTAATTTTAGGCGAAGACTCTTTGTCTAAATTTGATGATTCATATTTACTTGAAATGTATATGGAAACAACTGAAGGCTTCGCTGGTGAACAGGAAGTAATTAATAAGTTTGGATTAGAGATAAGAGAAGATACTACTTTTATGATCTCTAAACGAAGATGGCAAGATCAAGTTGATTCAGTTCACACAATGATTGTTGAAGGAAGACCAAACGAGGGAGATATAATTTACTTCCCTTTAATGAATAGTTTTTTTGAAATTCAATTTGTACAAGATCAGGAACCATTCTTTCAATTAGGAAATTTACCTGTTTACAAATTAAGATGTACTCGTTGGGAATACTCAAACGAAAGATTGGATACAGGTATCGATGCTATTGATAGTGCTGAAACACAATACTCACTAGACCAAGGTTTATATCAAACATCACTAGAAAGTGGAACATTTGGTCTTGTAATGGGAAGTCCAGTAGTAACAGGAGATGTTGTTACTTCTATACCAATTGTATCAGGTGGAGAGGGTTATGTAACTGCTCCAACTATTACTATTTCAGCGCCATCAGCTTCTATCAACGCAACGGCGACAGCAAACTTAACAGGAAATACTTTAAGTTCATTTACAATTACAAACGCTGGTCGTGGTTATGGTTCAGCACCTACAATCACAGTAGTTTATGTAGCGACAGATAGTACAACAAAAACAAATACAGATTCATCACCAGGTTTAACAACAGGTCAACTAACTTCTATTACGCCAGCGACTATAACTGATATTGCGTCTATTACAAGTGTAACAGTTTCAAGTCCAGGCGCTGCTGTAACAGCATCTGCTCAAGCAATATTAACAAGTGGTGTAGTCACTAGTATTAATATTACAGTTGATGGTTCAAGTTATCTTGGATTATCACCAACAGCTACTGTATCAGAAAACACAGATGCAACAGGTTCATTATTATTAGAAAATGATAGCGCAGACGGTGAAACTCAATACTTTATAAATGAAGACTATGCGATACAAACGCAATCGACTTACGCTGACAATATCGATTTAGATAATGAAGCTGGTTTTGATACTGCGAGTGCGGCAGATGATATATTAGACTTTACGGAACGTAACCCTTTTGGTGATCCAGATGCGGGAGGATATTAATGTTTGGAAAATATTTTTACAATGAATCAATGAGAAGAATGACAGTTGCCTTTGGTCAATTGTTTAATAAAATACAAATTAAAAGAAAAGATTCATCTGGTAATACAGTACAATCTATATCTGTTCCTTTAGCGTATGCGCCAAAAGAAAAGTTTTTAACAAGATTAGATCAACAACCAAATTTAGAAGAAAGAGAGTTTGCGATTACATTACCTCGTATGAGTTTTGAAATTTCTGGTATATCATATGATGGTGCTCGTAAACTAACTAGAATACAAAAGTATAAGACTGTTAAAACAGATAAGGAAGGGAAAATAATGAATTATAATTACACACCTGTTCCTTATAATATATCTTACACATTAAATATCTTTACTGCGACAGCGGAATCAGGTCTACAAATTGTAGAACAAATACTTCCTTTCTTTCAACCTGATTATACTGTGACAGTTATCGCTGTACCAGAATTAGATATAAAAAGAGATGTACCGATTATATTAAACGATATAAGTTATGAAGATAGTTATAGTGGTGATTTTACAACTCGTAGAGCGGTAATCTATACACTTAACTTTACCGCTAAAACTTATCTATTTGGACCGGCGACTACTCAAAAAACAATTAAAGAAGTACAATCTGATCTATACACAGATACGCCAGTTTCAACAAGAGAAGAAAGAATTACAATTACTCCAAATCCAACAAGCGCTGATGCGAATGATGACTTTGGATTTACAACAACAATAACAACGTTTTCGGATAGTAAAAATTATAATCCGACTACTGATCAGGACGAATAAATATAGATATGGCAATCAATAAAGTAGGATCAAAAGGTATAGAAGACGGATCAGTCGCAAGTGCTGATTTTGCGCCTAATACAGTTACAAGCGCTAAATTACAAGATGGTGCTGTTACAAACGCTAAATTAACAAATACTTCAGTTACATTAACTGGTTCATCTGTAAGTTTAGGTGGTTCAGTTTCATTTAATAACAAATTCGTTGACTGGCAATCAGTCATTACAGCTGCTGGTAGTTCAAACACAGCTGTTTCAGGTCAAGGTTACTTTATAGATACAACATCAGACGTACATACAGTTACACTTCCTGCTTCAGCAAATAGAGGTGACTTTATCGCTATCAAAGATTACGCTGGTACATTTAATACAAACAATTTAACAATTGCTCGTAACGGACATAATATTCAAGGTGTTGCCAATGATAGTTTAATAACTACGAATCGTGCTAGTTTAGTATTAGTGTATGTAGATAGTACAAAAGGTTGGTTATATTGGGAAGAACATAATGTGGCTGATTTACAAGGACCTCTTTTTACAAGTGCTACTGGTGGTACAGTAACAGAATCAGGTGACTATAAAATTCATACCTTTACAGGAGATGGCTGCTTTGTTGTTAATACATTAGGTAACGGACCAACATATTCAGGCGGTCCTAGTACAGTTTCATATTTAGTAATTGCTGGTGGAGGTGGTGGAGGAGGTCACCCAGCTAGTAATGGTGGCGGAGGGGGTGCTGGTGGTTTTAGAGAAGGACGAGATATAGGTCCATCTTACACTGCTTCACCTTTAGTTGCTCCATCAGGTTTAACAATTACACAAACAACATATCCAGTTACAGTAGGTGGTGGAGGAGTAACAGGTTTTAATGCCACATCTGGTTCAAATTCAATCTTTAGTACAATTACATCAACAGGTGGAGGTGCTGGTGGAAGTGGTTATCCATCTGTCCCTAGTGAAACAGGAGGTTCAGGTGGTGGAGGTTCTGGTGGTCAAACTTGTGGAGCCTCTGGTAATACACCTCCGACAAGTCCGCCTCAAGGAAATAATGGTGGAAACGGATCTGGTGGTAATGGTTATGCTGGAGGTGGTGGTGGAGGTGCTGGTACTGCTGGCTCAAATACTGGTCCAGATATTTTTGGAACTCCAGGAGCTCCAGGAGGAAACGGCGTATCAACCTCAATAACTGGTTCTTCGGTTACAAGAGCAGGTGGTGGTGGAGGGTTTACTTATTCTTTTTGTGCTAGTATTGGTTCAGGTGGTTCGGGTGGTGGAGGTGATGGTGGTAGAGCAGGTAATAGTCCACATCCTACAGATTTAGCTGCTGGAGATGGAACGGCAAACACTGGAAGTGGAGGTGGAGGTAGAGCTATAGCATCTGCTGGTCTTGGTGGTGGAAACGGCGGTAAAGGAATCGTTATAATACGATACAAATTTCAATAAGGAAATGATATAAATAGTAAGAAAGAGATTTAAGATATGGCAATTTC